ATTGTTAAGTTGTTACCAATACTAGCGTCGTTACTGGCATCCTCTACCACTGCTTTAGATGCAGGTAAGGTACAGAAAATGTCTTTTGTTCCTGCAGAAAAGTCTACTGCATTATCACTGTTAGATGATGATATGACTGTAGTTCTAGCTAAATCGGAGCTATCACCATCAAGTGTGCCTAGGCCAACTTCAAACTCTGCAGTGCCTGGATTAAATATCGCATAGTAAGTAGTATTACTATTACCTATTCCTGCACCAAATGTTTCGAATCCTTGAACCGCTCCACCTAGAGCAAAAGCTCCTGTTCCAGTGGTTGTGGTTGTTTCTTTTACTCTGTCATTAATTACGAAAGCCATGATATTTTATAGCACTAAGCGACCTCTCTGTCATCTACTTCTGTCCATGTATTTGTAGCACTATCATCCACTGCTGTCCATGTATTAGATACACCCGGTACAACTGGAGACCAAGCGACCACTCCAGGAGTAGATATAGTTACAGAAACATCCATGCCATTTGGTGCTGCGATTGTGACAGGCACGCCTGCTGCGGTGCCTTGAGCTGATGTTATAGCAATACCGGTAGGTGTAACAATTATGCTAGGCACACCAGCTGCTGTTCCAATAGTTGATGTTAAGGCTATGCCCGTTGGTGTGGCAGTGACACTACCAACAAAAGTTTCATCACCTATGGCAGTAGATAACGCTTGACCATTACCTGTTAGATCTACTATTAAGTCACTTGTAAATGAAATAGAACCACGAGCTGTGGTTATTCCTATGCCCGTAGGTTGAGCAATTACGGCACTTGTCTGTGTAACAGATCCTTGAGCTGAAGTTAATGCAATACCTGAAGGTTGATTTATAACATCAGTTCTGACTGTTGATGTGCCAACAGATGTATTTAATAAACTTTCAGATCCAACAATTGTGGTAATTTCACCGCCCGCCTCAACCGAGTAAGAACCAATACTTTGAAAGTTGACTGCAATACCAGTAGGAGTTGCAGTGACATCCGGTAAGAATATCGTAACTGACGCTTGTGTAGAGGTGACTGCTATACCTGTAGGCACAACAGTAACATTTGAAATTGCTGTTTCGTTGCCAATAGCCGTAGTAAGACTTTGGCCTGTAACAGAAACACTTACATCTTTAATGCCTTGTGAAGCAAATGAATCTTCAGCAAATGTGGTTTTACCAAAAAACATAACGCTTTACCTGGCGTTTATTTTAAGTGATTCTTAAGATAGCACTTGTAGCGTTGTTAGTTGGGAATTGTACTGTGAATGTTCCTGATGTTGATGTTTTAACCGCTCCAAAATCCAAAACCATGACTGCAGCATTTGTATTAGTTGTTGCACTTGTGTTTGAATTATATATCACAGCAGCTTGAGCTGAGATTGTTGCACTTGTAAAACTAATATCACTAAAGTCTATAAATGATGTGTTATTTGTTGCAGCAGCACCTGTGCTAGTTAAGTTACCACCACCTGCAGAATAAGTGCCTGATGCACTAACTTCTTGTGAAGTGGTATACGCAGTAGTTGTATTACTTAATGAAGCAGAAGCACCGTACAGAGCTAGTTTAAATTGATCGCCACCAGAGGATCGAAAGTCGTGTTCACCTTCCAACAACTCTTTTTTGAAGCTATCACATACCGCTTGTGTAATCGCCATTTTTATTTACCTCCAGGGTCTGCTGATTTAATTGGAATACGAAGGACCCCGTCTGCGTATTCGTCTCTACGTTTTCTACCCATTTGTGTGGTAGCTAAACCTTGTACAGCCTGACTGTACTTCTGTTCGTATAATTGCACAAATGTAGGATTTTTCAAGTATGAAAAGGCTTCAGACACTGTTCCATATATTAAAATCTCAGGTGCTGTGTTGGATAAGAAAGTTGTAGTTGTAGTTCCTGATGTTCCATCGCCTAGTCTTTCAGGAATGCTGTTATACCATAATTCTACAGTAATCGCAGCGTTTGGAGTAGGAGCAACAATTAAAGTGTTTTCATCCCAGTTTGCATAATATTTTGGAGTGCCTGTGTTATTCACCCTGTCGACATTATACTCATCTATAAAAGTTGTATCTTTTTGTTCTAACCAGGTTCTGTCTGCATTACCATCTACAACCTGTACACTTCGCTCAAAATCAAAATCATCAGGCAAGGTTAAAAAAGGACTACCTATTGTGAAAGGTGTTGTGGCAAATTTTCTAAAAGCATCAAGATCAAGCTCTTTTTTTATTTTATTTTCTACGTTTGTTATAAATACGTTAATGACTGAATTAGATAAAACTTCAGAGCCCACCTCTGTGTAGTTTCTTACATTGTCTAATAATTCGCTATAATTCATGGTGTGCTTATTGAGTTACCCATACCTGAGTGACTGCTACAATAATAATATAGTGTCGGAGCTCCAATTGCTACTGTAATCTCTAAAGCTCTTGTCGTTGCTGAACCATATCCACTAGCATAAGCTGACTGTGATACAGCAGACCCATTGATTTTAAAAGTTACACCAGTTGTATAAACTGACCCAGAATTGTGACTACCATCAGATGTGGTGCTTAGGTAAAAAGGATGTGAGTCAACAGTATTATCGCTTAAATTAAATATCGCTGATGATCCTTCATTAATAGTTATGGATGGTGCTTGGACACCGTCAATATAAAAAGCATTACCTCCACCACCTGCCTTAGCTGCAACTGTTACTGTGTATGTAGTTGTGCTAGCCGTAGAAATAGTTATCTCACCTATTGAAAAAGAGGCTTGTAATTTTTTAATACTATCTGAAGGTTGCATACCGTTTGATTCAAAAGAACTATCTCCAGAGTCTCCTACAAAAACAATTGTAGGCTCACGCCTCGCTGGTCTAGTCCAAGGTAAAGCCTCTGCATCTGCTCTGTGATGTGATGGTGTTAATTGTGGATGTTTAGTTTCAAAACATGATGGACAAGTTTTTAGTCCGTTCCACTCCTGTCTTAGCTTATGAAAATCATACTCTTGACCGCAACGATCACATAATGCTATAGCGTGCACACCAGTAGCGAAGTTGCCCATTAACTGCTCACAAAGTAATTTTGAGGAACAATATGCACAGAGGTCGATTGACTATCTTCTGTTAAGGCCCTCTGTAATTCATCTTCATAGTACAATTTTAAAGCTTGTGTTCTTTCAGGAGAAACTTTTTGAGATATGTAATAGGCAAGGCCAGATACCATGCATGGTAAAAACCTAAAAGGTGCATCACTTGTATTAGTATAAGCACCCACGTCTTGAATTCTTTTTATATAATAGTAATTAAGATTTGTGCCAGTAGTGTCTGGTGCAAGGTAAATATTAATTTTTACGTTGGCTCTGTTTCTTTGAATGAAATATTGAGTTGGTGTTCCTTGTTGAGTTTTATTGGGGATAGCTTGATACTCCGAACGAGATATTTTTGTCATGGTGGTATCAACACTTGAACTATTCCTAAAAACCATTTCTAATACATCAGCAGCGTCAGTAGGGGCTGTGTATTCAGTAGAGCCTGCTGTCAGGCTTTGAGTATGATTAACAACTTTCCAAATGTGAACACCACGGTTACCCCATTCAGAAAACAAAAGGTTTAAACTTCTTCTTGCAGAACGTAACTGATAACCTGTTCTTGTTCCAGAATAGCCACACCGTTCATAAGCGTCTTGAATTATTTCATCAATCTCAAGATCAAAATCTGTGCTTCCCGATGTGGCCATTTAAATTATCCTCTTTTTTTAACGACAGATTTCTTTTTGCCTTTTTTCTTGACTTTACCGCCGCCTTTTAACATTGACATTTTGCCGACTTTACCGCCGCCACGCATCTTTTCGACTTTACCGCCGCCTCTCATCTTACCGACTACGTTCTTTGTTTTTTTGTGCCCTGGCATCTTTATCTCCTTTATTAAACAATTGTTCGTATTTATCTTGTCGAGTTTTTACAACCTCGTTGTAATAGTCGACAGGCCATTTCTCATAATAACCTA